GCCCATTCCCTTGCACAGGTATACTAGTTTGATGTTGTTCTGGTAATGTATTTTTAAGTTGCTTTTGAAAGTCAAATGTTTTCTTCTTATCTCCTGCTTTACCACCACTAAATTCCTGTTCTATCTGTTTTCTCTTAATATTTTCGATAGATTTACAAAATACTTTAAATGCGGCTTCATGACTTGGGCTATCTTCATATTTTCCAGATAATTGTAAATATTGCCAACCCTCTGTTTTTAATTGTTCTGTAACTATGGAATATGTAAAATAATTTTTATCTAATGAAAATAATTGTAAAAATCCATTACAAGCTGTAACAGTTAATGATATAGTCCAAGATGTCCAATAACTTATCGTATCAAAGTTTCTTGGTAATTTAGCTGGATCCATTTGTCCTATTGATAATATTGCTGGTAAAAATATAGATCCCACAGTTACAATGAATCTAAAGGCATTGTAATATTTTTTAGTATTATCCCTTTTTTGCTCATATAATAAAACTTCATATAAAAAACGATTCTTTATTATATCATTATCTGTCTTATTTTTTAATTCTAAACTATCTATAATATCATTTACTCTTTCATAATATCCTAAATCTTTAAAGTTATTCATTATTATATAATATTATATTAAATTTTAATATTATACTAAATCTAAATCACTAACATGATTGATACGATCATTTGTTAATTTTAATGGCTTCCATTTATCAAAATCCTTATTATATTCACATTCCATTATAATATCTTTATCTTCTTCACAATCAAACAAATCGTGTAGAAATTTACTACATTTAATATTCGGAATATAAGCATAATCTATTTTCACAATTGTATCTTTGCCATTTAAATATAATTCGTATACTTCTGGTTTCATTGTTTTAATTACCTTAAAATTTAATATATTCTTATTATTTTTCTTTACTTTAAAATTATATTTAAGTTCTTCATCACTAAACATATAGAGGACATTTGAATAATTAATATTCATCGGAATAAAATATAGACCTCTTGTTTTATAATTTAAACTTGGAATAAATTCTTCTATTGCTATATTTTTGTTACAAATATCAAAATATTTTTTAATTATAATTGGACAAATATTACAGTATTCATCATCATTATATTCATTTTTCATCATATCATGTAACATAGATACACGCTCCGTAATACACATGTTTTTCATTATCTTGCCCTTATAATAATACATATCTGCAATTAATAAACACCAATTATTACTATTATCTCTAACTAATTCTGTTTCAAATAAAGAACCAGTATATAAATCTTCATGAAATCTATATTGTATAATAAACATCTTCGGATAATTATGTCCTGATTTAACTTTTTTATCAATTAGAAGTGTGTAATTTACATTATTAATTTTTGTAAAATATAATAGATATGGTGCTCCATAACTCTTAAGACAAAATATATGTGGATTTTTAAAATTTTTCATGTAATCAACATTAAAAATCTTTGCATAACGGGAAGATGGGGTTAAAGAAGTTCTTAATTTCATATCATCAATAATATATTTCTTCAAATCATTGGAAATTATATTATCAACTGATTTATTGCAAAAACTAGTCTTATTAATTTCTTTAGGATCCATTTTATATATATATTTATAATATAATATTTAAATATTATTCAAATTAATTATATATATATATTATAATGTCTAAAAATAATGATGATGAAGCAATTCTTGACCATCAAGATTGGAAACCTATTATAATGAACGCCGGTAAAAGGGAAAATAAAAATGTATCAAAAGTAACTGTTAATAAAATAGACCCTAATTCTGCAAAACTAAAAAGTATTGAAAAAAAAGCTGATAATGATGAATTAAAACATAAAAAAATTGATAATGAATTAAGAATGAAGATAATTCAGGGTAGAAATGCTAAAAATTTTACACAAAAACAACTAGCAAACAGTATTAATTTACCTTTACAAGTTGTATCAGATATAGAATCTGGAAAAGCGATATACAACCATCAACACATTAATAAAATTAAAAGATATCTTAAAATTTGATAATATTAAAATACTTATTTAACATACATTTTATAAATGGATATTTATAAAAAACAATTATCTTCCAATGAACTCATATTATTATATTTAAAAGAAATGACAAATCATAATGTTGATATATGTAAACATATCTTAAAAATAAAAAAAGAAATTGAAAATAAAGAAATGATAGAATTTTATATTGAAAAAAGTAAACCAAGCAGACCATTTAGGTTTGTTAAATTAAAGATGTGGCCAATCAAGCACGATATAAAACATATAGGTTCTAAAAACTTTATACAAGATACTAGGAATAATAATATTAATAAGAATCCAAAATTAAAAGATAAAACAAAATTTATAAATAATTGTATTATTGAAAAATATCAAAGAACCAGACTTTTTGATATGTATTTAAAAGGTTATGAAACTCATCTAAATATAATATAATAATATGTGTGTAATAATTTATAATTTTTTTTTATTTATTAGTTTATAATGGAAAAGAAGAAAGAAGAAAAAAAAAACTCTGTTAGTCAAGTTTGGACTAAAGAGCAAGAACAACTTTTAGCAGAGTGGTCTGAAAAAGCATCTGGTTATAGATGGCTTCACAGTTGTTGTGAAAAAAACTATAGATGCAGAAATTATACATTCACTATTCCAGTTATTATATTATCTACATTGACAGGGACTGCTAATTTTGCTATGGATTCGTTTGTACCCGAAGAACAAAAACAAATAGCAATGGCATGTGTTGGAGGTGTAAATATTTTTGCTGGTATATTATCTACATTACAAAATTTTCTAAGGTATGCCGAATTAATGGAAGGTCATAGATTAGCGTTAGTTTCTTGGTCTAAATTTGGGAGAGATATTGCTGTTGAACTGGCTTTAGAACCTAAAATGAGAAAACCAGCCTTTGACTTTTTAACAGTTTGTAGGGCAGAATTTGATAGATTAATTGAACAATCGCCGTCGATTGATGAAGAAGTAACTAAAAAATTTAAAAAAGTATTTAAAACTAATATTAAAGAAGGTCTCCGGGTCCCAGAAATATGTAACGGTCTTCACAGAGTTTCTGTCTATGAACCTAGTCAGGAAGAAAGGGTAGCTTCTATTATGGCAAATGTTGCTGAAAAAGTTAAACCTAAACCAAGGTTGTGGGGTGCTGTAAATGTAGAAAAGGTAAATAAAAGCGAAAATAAACATACTAAGTGGACACCCGATCCTGAAAATAAAAAAGATATTCACGAATTAAAAAATTTAGGCAAAGTATCTATGTTTAAGAATAAAATAAATATCAATTCAAGTAAAACGGAAGCTGGAAATCCAAATATAGAGTTAAAAGAAATTATTTGTAAAAATGATGAATTACTTAATCCAAATATAGATCAGGAAAAAGAATCTTTGGTAAATAATACTCTAAAACATGATATAGAACAACCTGAAATATTAGAACCTGTAACAGTAGAACTTGACCTAGTATCAGAGCCAGTATCCGCGCCAGTATCAGACATAGTATCCGACATAGTAGAACAAGAAATAGTTGACCTTGAACCTGATCAAGAAGATTCTAAGCTAGAGCCAGGGCCAGCGCCAGCGCCAGCGCCTGAACCAGAACCAGAGCCAGAGCCAGAAAATCAAGAGTTAGAAGATAATAATAGTAATGACAAATCAACACAGAATGATGAAGAAAGTTTTTTAAATGGTATTAATTAATGCAATTTAAAGGATATTATATAAATAAGTTTCATCTCATATACCAATGGTAAGATATATAGAATGGAAAGACTTAGTATTGATAAAGAAATGTATTTGTCCATATGGTTCTGATAGAAATAACCATTGGCAAGATATGTCTCCTCATAATAACTTAATTAATAATTAATAAAAAAAATAGTTATAATATTATATATGCCTTATAAAAAAAATGATAGAAATAAAAATGATGCAATACATCCTAATAATGTAACAGGTTATTATTTTGCTGGCACAAGAGATAAAAGATATCCTATTCCAGGAGAAGGTGAAAATAAAATGTATGGTGTTACAGGTTATATAACAAATTGTGGTAGAACAATTGGAAGTGGGAGAGGTGAATGGAATAAATGTATAGATGGATATGATGAGATTACATATATTTATAATAAAGAAGGTGTAATAGATGATACATCACAAGCTTTTGGTGATGAAACATATAATACCGAATTATTAGCAAATAGAGGTGAATCTAATTTCATAAGTTATACTGCTCCAGGTGCTACGCAAAATCAAGCTGGTAATATATGTCAACAAGGGACTGTAGACGGATGTAAATGTATAAGTAGACATGATAGAAGAGTATGTAAAAGAAATTTAGAAAAAAAACCATATACAGGAGATCCTAAAAAATGTTGTTTAGAAAGTGATACGGACAAACTAATGGAAATGGATTGTGATCCCAAATATTTTAAAACTAGCGATGGATTAGATGTATCAGTAGCTTGTGATGAATTTATTAATACTATATGCCAAGAACCTCCTGCTTATAGTTCAGATAATTCTGAAGTAGAATTAGATGCAGAGTATCTTAAAATATGTGGATGTAATTATCCAGAAGAATATTATGATTTAATGTCTAAAAGTATAATAGACGATTTTCCAGGTATAACCGAAGGTATGTTAGGAGATAAAGTGTGCTGGGCACCAACATGTACTAAAGCAGATATGTCTGTTCAACCAACATTAAAAAATAAATGCCCCGATAATAATTTTATGAGTTGTATAAATAGTATAACAATTAATAATAGTGGAGTATTTAATGGTATTATTGATGCAACCCAGACAAATGAATGTCAACAAGTTATTGAAGATAGTCGAAGGGATATAGAACAAGGTGGAAGTGGTGGAGTAATAAACCATAAATATAAATGTGTAAATGATAAATGTGTAAAAGATGAAAATGGAGAATATAGTAATAAATTATGTGATGAAGATTGTGAACCTGCTGATCCAGATGATCCAGGTGATCCAGATGATCCAAAAGATCCAAATGACCCAGATGATCCAGAAGATCCAGATTATACTTGGTTATGGATTGTAATAGCATTAATTTCTGTATTACTACTTGGTGGAGGAGCCATATTATTTTTTAGTTCAAATGAACCTCCTGTAGAAGTAAATTATATTCAGGAATAATTAAATTTATAATTTGAAAAATATATAAAGTTAAAAACAATAATATAATTTAATCTTATCAATGAATGAATTAGATGTAAATGCTATAATTCATTCATATTTCCAACAAAAGGATATCCTTATAAGACACCAAATTGAATCTTATAATGATTATATAGATAATATCATTCCAAATATATTAGAACAATTCTTCCCTAAAGAAGGTTTAAATATAGAATGCGATGATCCAAATTGTAAAATAAAGAATATAAAACTATTGGTAAACTTGCCAGATGGTAATATATTAAAAGAAGCATATTGTATTGAAAATAATGGTGTTCAAAATATTTTAACACCAAAACTAGCAAGGTTAAGAAATTATACTTATTCTGCACCATTATATATTGATATGACAGTTAGTGTTACAATTAACGAAGATGGTAATAATATTATTCTACCCGATAATAAGATTAAAAATGTTCTACTTGGTAAAATACCAATTATGGTGAATTCTAAATACTGTATGAATAAGAAAAAATTTAGCGATGATTGTAAATATGACCTTGGTGGATATATGATTATTAATGGAAATGAAAAAGTAATTATATCTCAGGAAAGAATCGCAAATAATATTATACAGGTTTTTAAAAACAATAAGAGTAATTCTAAATATATATACTTATCAGAATGTCGTTCATGTTCTGAGAAAATATTTAATATACCAAAATTAACAAGTATTAAGATTACAAATAAACCAGATAAGTTTAATAATGAAATTCTAGTTAACATTCCAAATATTAAACCAGAAATCCCAATCATTATCTTATTCAGATTGTTTGGATGTTTAAATGATAAAGAAATCATTTATAATATTATTGATAATTCAGATAAAGATATTGATGGCACAATTGTAAAGGTATTATTACCATCATTTAAAGCAACTGAAAATGAAAGAACACAAAATGATGCTTTTAAATATCTATTTAATTACTTGAATAAGAATTATGCAAATATATCAATTGAGAGAAAGATGTTATTTATTAAAAATAATATAATGAAAAATATTATCCCACATATTACTTCGCGAAAAAAGAAATTATTATTCCTTGGACAAATGGTTAACAAATTAATTAAATCTTATCTGGGTATTACTAAAACAGATGATAGGGATAGTTATTACCATAAAAGAGTAGATACGCCAGGTGTTCTATTGGGTTCATTAACATACTTATGTCTAAATAAAATCGTAAAAGATATTAAATTATATATAAATAAAGAGATAACATCTGGAATATGTTTAATTAATAAGGATCTAAGTAAAATTATAAATGAAACTAATATTAGTAAAATCATTAAATCTTCTTATATTGAAACAACATTAAAAAGTTCTCTTGCTACAGGAAGTTGGGGGATTAAAACAGGTTCATCTGATAAGGCAGGTGTTTCTCAAGTATTAAATCGATTAACATATTCTTCATGTATTTCCCATCTAAGAAGGGTATCTACAACTGCAGATATTACAGGGAAATTAATTCCTCCTAGAAAATTACATGCTACATCTTGGGGAATAATCTGCCCAACAGAAACACCAGAAGGTCAATCTGTGGGATTAGTTAAAAATATGGCAATATCATGTCATATTACAAATCAAAGTTCTTCTGAACCTGTAAGATATATATTAAAAGAAAAAGTAGAAGATATTGAAGAAATAGATATATATAATTTTAATAAATATAAAGCAGTTTTCATATATATCAATGGAGATATATTTGGTTATACATATAATATTAATGATATTATACAATTTCTAAAAAAATCAAGAGTAGATGGTATTATTAGCACTTATGTATCATTTTATATGGATTATACCAATAATAATTTATACATTTTAAGTGATAGAGGAAGGTGTAGTCGTCCATTATTAAAAGTAGAAAATAATAAATTGTTATATACAAAGAAATTATTTAATAAAATTAAAGAAGGAAAAACTTCATGGAATGATTTAATTATTATACATAAGGTTATAGAATATATTGATATTTCAGAAGTAAATAATACACTAATATGTACATATTCAAAAAATCTAAAAGACAAAAATTATACACACTGTGAAATATGTCCATCTCTAATCCTGGGGGTAGTAGCAGCAGGCATTCCATTTGCCCACCATAATCAATCCCCTAGAAATACATATCAATCAGCAATGGGTAAACAAGCAATAGGAATTCACTCTACTAAATATAATCAAAGATATGATACATTTTCACATATCCTATTTTATCCACAGAAACCATTAATTACAACTAAATATATGAAGTATTTTAATGCCGATGACCTTCCAAGTGGTATTAATTGTATTGTGGCAATTGCATCATACTCGGGATATAATCAAGAAGATTCTGTTATTTTAAATAAAGGTGCCATTGACAGAGGATTATTCTCCTCAACATTCTATCGATGTTATAGGGAAGAAGAAAAGAAAAATCAATTAACTGGTGATGAAGACATATTTTGTAAACCAGATACAAATAATATATTATTTCCCAAACAAAAGAATTATAATAAATTAGAAAAAGATGGATTTATAAAAAAAGATACTTATGTTAATGATAAAGACATCATTATTGGTAAGATTATGCCAATTAAAAATAATCAATATAGGCATAGAGATACAAGCATTAGTGTTAAGAATAATGAAAAGGGTTATATTGATAGTATTTATATAAATACAAATGGTGATGGTTTTAAATTTTGTAAAGTAAAAATTAGAGCTACTAAATATCCAGAAGTAGGTGATAAATTCTCTAGCCGCCATGGACAAAAAGGAACTTGTGGAATTATATATGATGAATGTGATATGCCATTTACAAAAGATGGAATAGTTCCAGATATCATTGTTAACCCACATGCTATTCCAAGTCGAATGACGATAGCACAATTACTCGAATGTATTTTAGGTAAATCTTGTGTTATGGGTGGTTATAATGGTGATGCCACTGTATTTGGAAATACAAATGCCCATGATATATCCGATGCATTAAGTTCATTTGGTTATGAAAGAAATGGTAATGAAGTATTATATAGTGGTTTTAATGGAGAACAACTTAAAACTTCTATATTTATTGGACCAACATTTTATCAAAGATTAAAACATATGTCTGGAGATAAAGTCCATTCGAGAGCTTCTGGACCAGTTGTATCTATGACAAGGCAACCAGCAGAAGGGAGGTCTTCGCATGGTGGTCTAAGGTTTGGAGAAATGGAGAGAGATTGTATTATTGCTCATGGTGGAACTAATTTCTTGAAAGAAAGGTTAATGGATGTATCTGATAAATTTACTTGCTATATTTGTGATAAGTGTGGTTTAATTGGTATTGCATCACCACATAATAATTTATATAATTGTAAGAATTGTAATAATTTTAATAAGTTTTCTAAAATTAATATACCTTATTCTTGTAAATTACTTATTCAGGAGTTACAAAGTATGTCAGTGAATCCTCGATTTATATTAAATAAGAAATAAAAACATTTCACATACATTTATACATATTTTTTGTATGTTTATATTTAAAGTTTATTATATAAATAATAAAATAATGAAGAATGAAGAAGAAATAGACCCAAATAATATTATAGAAATTAAGACTGTTCAATCATCTGCTATAAAAATATTAGTTGAAGCTCTAAAAGAAATATTAACTGATGCGAACCTTATATTCGATAAAAATGGTATAAAACTAATTGCTATGGATTCAACACATACTGTATTAATCCATATGAAATTAGAATCTGATAAATTCGAATCATATCATTGTGAAAAAAAAATTACAGCCGGGATCAATATGTTAAATTTATTTAAGTTAATTAAAACAATGAATAATACTGATACTTTATCTATATATATTAATAAAGATGATACTAATAAATTAGGATTGAGAATAAATAATCAAGAGAAGAATACACATACTATATATAAATTAAATTTATTAGATATAGCAGATGAAGAAATCCAAATTCCACCAGCCGAATTTGAAACAGAATTAACTCTACCTTCTTCAGATTTCCAAAAATTAATTAGAGATATGGTTAATATTGGAGAAACAGTAGAAATACAAAGTATTGGGAATTCATTAAAATTAGAATGTAATGGTGATTTTGCAAATCAAATAACAATATTAGGTGAAACACAAAATGGACTTCAATATAAGAGTAATTTAAGTCCAGAATTAACTGTTCAAGGGGTATTCTCTCTTAAATATTTAACACTTTTTACTAAATGCACAAATTTATGTAACAATATACAGTTATATATTAAGAATGATTATCCATTAATCATACAATATACAATAGCTTCACTTGGTATTATTAAATTATGTTTAGCCCCTAATACTAACTAATCAGTAATATGTTTTTTCAATCTACAATTCCCTTCACATATATATGGTTCAAATGTATTGATATTTTTAAGTGTTTCTATATTATCCCTGAACCATATCTTGATAATGTTAAATTCTTTTTTAGGGGAAATTGATATCCCATTAATATTATTGTAATTTTTTATATCATTTTCTAAATTTTCTATAATACAATTCTTAATTAAATTATTCCATGTTGTTAATATATCTTTGCTAGTAACTTTAAATGAAGCACAACTCCCCATTCTATTATCAGGGTGTTCCCATATAGGAAATATCTCACATCTCATTAAGAATAACATAGTATTCTGTAAATTATTATTAGTAACAACTTCTTCTAATAATTTATAATCATATAAATTATTAATTGTATATAATTTTTTATAGCTATTCATGGACCAATTATTATCATTTATTGAATGATTCCATAAAACCCATGTATTTTGTAAGTTAACCATTATATTATTATATTATTTAAATATTTTTTAAATACTATTAATGAAAAAATAATATATTATATAATAATATAATGTATTTAGATTTATTTACTGTAGTCATATTTGTTGCTTATGTATACATTTTATTTTGTATGTTACAAAAGGATGACTATACTAATATGGTTATTTTAACCCTAATTGCTCTAATATTATTGTGCTATAGAAGAAAATCTAGAATGGAAGGATTTTCTCCTGAAAATATGGCCTATGTAAATGGTGGTGTCCAAAGCGAAGACAATATGGAAAGAAATTTTGTAAATGTTGTTAATGAAGTAGTTGAAAGGAATCCTGCTGAAATTGTATCAACAATTAATGTCCCCAATAATGATCCAGGTCTTTTATATAATAATGTAAGTGCTTGGGATGGATTATGTTTACAAACCGGAAATAAAGAATTCTGGAGTCATTCTCCCAATAATGTTCCATTGGTAAATGATGATACTTTATTTACTGTCCAGGGTCACAGTACCCCATTAAAACCAGTTATTTCAGACCCAACTTCATTAACTGGACCACCTGTTGATGGAATAGATGGTTCTCCAACTAAACTATTTATGCTTTCAAACAATGTATCTTCACCTGACTGCTGTCCATCAACATTCTCTACATCAACTGGATGTGTATGCACTACAGATAATCAAAGAGATTTTGTTGCTGCTAGAGGTGTCCTATAAATTTATCCCAATAATCTTTTATGTATTCTTTCATATTGATCAAAACCCCTTTGATCCCTTTCTTGTAATCTTTTAATTCTGTTTACTTCTTCTTTCTTTTCATTTTCTTGTCTAATTGCTTGATTACGCAAATCCATATCACTTAGTTTAAAACTTACATTACTTCTTTCTCTATTATAATCTTTCATATTTGTATTTCTATTACTAATATCTACATTATTTATATCTATTAAAGTTGGTTCTTCAAAGGCTTCCCTTAAATCTCTAAATTGAAGGCCATTTGTTTCCCCAGTATAACTTTTAACTTTACCAGAACCTAAGTTAACTAATGAATCTATATTACTAGAACATACTAACTCTTGTGGTTCAGAATATTTTTGTATTTGACTCCCTTTTTGTTTTTGTTTAAGTTTTTGAAATTCAGAATTAAATTTATCTTTATTATAACCATCCATTTTCACTTGTTCTATATTTTCGTCTTTTTTCATCCAATCACCATATCCTATATCATTAAAGTTATCTTCTAATTTATTTTCTTCATATATTTGATTAAATAATTTTACATTAAAATCTTTCATATTAATATTTTTTTTTTCACTAGTTGATTGTTCTTTTATAAATTCTATTGATCCATCTTTAAGATCATTATGTATTTTATCTGTATCTTTTGAATCTATACGTTTTTGTAAGACTTTATATGCTAAAGTAACCATTTTAAATTGTTTATCCATACCATTATTTTTATCAGGATGTGTTTTTTGAGCTAGTTTTAAGTATGCTTTTTTTAGTTTTTTTGTATCCATAGAATCTTCTTTAGATATACTTAGTATTTTATATGGATCTATCTTGAGTTTATGTTCTTTCTTCTTCCTGTAAGGTTCTTGTGATGCTTTGTTTAAATCTTCTTTTTGTTGAGCTTGTAATAAAGCTTGTATTTGGCTTTGTTGTTTTTGAATTATTCTTTGTTGTTGAATCATATATTGCTTAAAATCTTTATTACCTTCCATATTATTATTTATTATTTAAATTTCCTTTAATAACCTCATAAAATTGAACGACCTTTTTCATAATCAATTACTTCTCTATCTTTTTCTACATTTCTTTTAATTGAACTCTCTAATATATATGATTTCATTCCTATACTATTCATATCGCATAAAGTATTTGATATATCTTTTGGAAAACATGTTCCCCCATAACCTTTCATACCATCTGGACCCGGAACACTCGTATGACTCATCCCTATTCTTTCATCAATAGCTGCATTATTAATAACTTGTCCATAATCTATATTTTTATGTTGACAATATTCGTATATTTCATTACAAAAGGATACTTTAACTGATAAAAAATTATTTCTAAATAATTTAACCATTTCTGCTTCCTTATTTTTTATAAAACTATATTTTTTATATTTAATATTACCTGAAGCATGAGATAATTCTAACATTTTTTCTATTTTAACTTTAAAGTTATCATCCTGATTAGTTCCTTTTAAACCAAAGATCCAATTTTTATTATTTTTAAAATCTTCCATAAAATTTTTTTCTGTCAAAAATTCTGGCATAAAA